AAGGTAGGTCTAAATAATGTACAAGCAAACATTAATAAAGACAATAGAAGACCACGTAAAACCTGCTTTACTAAAAAGAAATAATAGAAATAAAAAGTGGGTCAAAGGATACGATAGTGACCACGATATGGTTATTATAAGTTCTGATGGAACTATAGGTGAGATTGTAGAGATACAGAACTTAAAAATTGCTTTACCTGCCGTTCCACAAGATGTTTACAAATGTTCTGAAAAAAAGGAAGAACAAATGTGGTCTAGGTTAGAATATCCTAAAGAACTTGCAAAAATTAAAAGCGTTTTTGATTGGCAAAAATATCCCACTGATTTTAAAGAAGAATGGTATGGATATATTGACAAAGAGTTTGAGAAAAGGGAAAAAGGTTTTTGGTTCCATAATAATGGCAAGCCAACTTATGTTACTGGTACTCATTACATGTACTTGCAGTGGGCCAAAATTGATGTTGGGGCAGCAGACTATAGGGAATCAAACAGAATATTCTTTTTATTCTGGGAAGCTTGCAAAGCAGACATCCGTTGTTATGGAATGTCATATCTCAAGAACAGAAGGTCAGGTTTTTCGTTCATGGCTTCAGCTGAGACCGTTAACATGGCAACAATATCAACCGACGCACGCTTTGGGATTTTGTCCAAATCTGGTGCCGATGCAAAAAAGATGTTCACAGATAAAGTGGTACCTATCAGCGTTAATTACCCGTTCTTCTTCAAACCGATACAAGACGGTATGGACAGACCAAAGACCGAACTCGCTTATAGAGTTCCAGCCTCCAGGCTTACGAGAAGAAAACTCAACGAAGGTCAAGTCGAAGAGGAAATTGAAGGTCTTGATACCACCATTGACTGGAAAAACACAGGTGACAACTCGTACGATGGGGAAAAACTAAAGTTACTAGTACACGATGAAAGTGGAAAGTGGGAGAGACCTGATAACATATTAAACAACTGGAGAGTTACAAAAACCTGTCTAAGGTTAGGTAGTAGAATCGTAGGTAAATGTATGATGGGTTCTACCTCAAACGCTTTAGAAAAAGGTGGTGGTAATTTTAAAAAATTATATTATGCCTCAGACGTTACACAAAGAAACCGCAACGGACAGACTAGCTCGGGATTATATTCTTTGTTCATACCTATGGAATGGAACTACGAAGGATTTATTGATACTTATGGATTACCTGTATTCGATCAGCCAAAAAAAGGAACAGTAGATCCAAGCGGAATACCTATAACTCACGGAGTAATAGAGCATTGGGAAAACGAAGTAGATGGTTTAAAGAACGACCAAGATGGTTTAAATGAATATTACCGTCAGTTTCCTAGAACAGAAAAACACGCTTTTAGAGATGAAGCTAAATTATCTTTGTTTAATTTAACTAAGATATACGAACAAATAGATCACAACGAAGAATACTTGAATAGTAAATTAGTTACTAAAGGTAGTTTTCAATGGGAGAACGGTGTCAAAGACACTAGAGTTGTTTTTACTCCAAACAGCAATGGTAGATTTTTAATAAGTTGGATTCCATCTGCAAATCACCAAAACCATGTAATAGTAAAGAATGGAGTAAAGCACCCAGGAAACGAACACATGGGAGCTTTTGGGTGTGACAGCTACGATATATCTGGAACAGTAGACAGTAGAGGATCTAAAGGAGCTTTACACGGTCTTACTAAATTCAGTATGGAAGATCATCCAGTTAATATGTTTTTCTTAGAGTATATAGCTAGACCTCAAACAGCTGAGATGTTTTTTGAAGATATATTAATGGCTTGCGTTTTTTACGGAATGCCAATATTAGCAGAGAATAATAAACCTAGGCTTTTGTATTACTTTAAAAGAAGAGGTTATAGAGGTTTCTCAATAAACAGACCTGATAAAATATATTCTAAACTATCAGTAACAGAAAAAGAAATTGGTGGTATACCAAACTCTAGTGAAGATATTAAACAAGCACACGCCGCTGCAATCGAATCTTATATAAATGATTTTGTGGGCGCTACAGAAAGAGGTTATGGAAATATGTATTTTCAAAAAACTCTTGAAGAGTGGTCAAAATTTGACATAAACAATAGAACAAAGTTTGATGCGACTATAAGCTCTGGATTAGCTATAATGGCATGCAATAAAAACAAATACACACCTGTTTTCAAGGCTACTAAAAAGCCAGTATCAATCTCTTTTGGTAGATACGACAACAGTGGTTATACCTCAAAAATAAAAAGATAAATGATTTACAAAAGCGTAAATAGCACTTTCCCAAGTCAGGTAGTACCGGACGAAGTAAAGCAGAGTTATGAATACGGTTCAGAAGTTGCTAAAGCTATAGAGAACGAATGGTTCAAAGGAGATCGAGGAGCAGGTTCTGGTGGTAGATTCGGTAACAACTGGCAAAACTTTCACAGATTACGTCTATATGCTAGAGGAGAACAATCTGTTCAAAAATATAAAGATGAATTATCAACTAATGGTGATTTGTCTTACCTTAATTTAGATTGGCAACCTGTTGCTGTTTTATCTAAATTCGTAGACATCGTTGTCAACGGTATGACCGATAAGGGGTATAAAATAAAATCATTTGCTACAGACCCTTACGCTCAGAAAAAAAGAACAGACTATGCTAGCGCTATTCTTAGAGATATGCAAGCTAAGCCTTTACTATCTGACATTAAAAGCACTTTAGGTGTTGATATGTTTTCAACAAATGACCCTAGCTCACTACCTGACTCTAAAGATGAATTAGATTTATTTATACAATTAAACTACAAACAAGCAGTAGAAATTGCAGAAGAAGAAGTAATAGATAATATTCTTGAGTTTAATAGATATGAAGAAGTAAAGAAAAGAGTTGCTCAAGATTTAACAGTTCTTGGTATAGGTGCTACTAAAACAGATTTTAATCTATCAGAAGGTGTTACAATTGATTACGTTGATCCTGCTAACCTAGTTTACTCTTACACTGAAGATCCTAACTTTGAAGACATATATTATGTTGGTGAAGTTAAATCAGTATCTTTGCAAGAATTAAAGAAGCAGTTTTCAAATCTAACGGACGCAGAATTAGAAGAAATACAAAAACAACCTGCAAGTTATAATTACACTAGACAATACAATGGTCAAGATGATAATTATGATAATGTGCAGGTTATATATTTTGAATACAAAACATATTCAAACCAAGTCTTCAAGATAAAGAAAACAGAACAAGGTCTTGAAAAAGCCTTAGAGAAGTCAGATACATTTGATCCTCCAGCAAACGACAACTTTGAAAGAGTGCATAGATCAATAGAAGTTTTATATAGTGGAGCTAAGATTTTAGGTCAGGACAAAATGCTTAAATGGGAGCTAGCTCAAAATATGACTAGACCTTACAGCAATCAAAACAGAGTAGAAATGAACTACTCAATATCAGCGCCAAGAATGTACAAGGGCCGTATTGATAGTTTAGTGAGTAAGTGTGTTGGTTTTACCGACATGATACAAATCACTCATTTAAAAATTCAACAGGTTTTATCTAAGATGGTTCCTGATGGTGTTTTTGTAGATGTTGATGGTTTAGCAGAGGTTGATTTAGGTAATGGAACTAGCTACAACCCTCAAGAAGCACTTAATATGTACTTCTCAACTGGTAGTATAGTTGGAAGATCTTTAACACAAGATGGTGACCCTAACAGAGGTAAAGTACCTATTCAAGAGTTAAACTCTTCTTCAGGTATAAATAAAATACAAGCATTAATTCAAACGTATCAATATTATTTACAAATGATACGCGATGTAACCGGGCTCAATGAAGCTCGCGATGGAAGTATGCCAGCTAAAGATTCTTTAGTAGGTCTGCAAAAGCTTGCGGCAGCTAATTCAAACGTAGCAACTAAACATATACTGCAGTCTTTAATGTACGTAACCGTTAGAACCTGTGAAAATATAAGTCTAAGAGTAGCAGACATGTTAAGCTTTCCTTTAACTAAAGAAGCTTTAATGAATTCTATAAACGCCGCAAATGTAGCTACGTTACAAGAGATAGGTGATTTGAACATGCACGAGTTTGGTATATTCTTAGAATTAGAGCCTGAAGAAGAAGAAAAAGCACAGTTAGAAAAAAACATACAGATCGCATTACAAACAGGTAGCATAGCTCTTAGCGACGCTATCGATATTAGAGAAATTAGAAACTTAAAGCTAGCTAATCAGTTCTTAAAACATAGACAGAAAATTAAAAGAGATCAGGAGCAGCAAGCACAACAAGCTAATATTCAAGCGCAAGCACAGGCAAACGCTGAGACAACTGAAAGAGCTGCTATGGCTGAAGTTCAAAAGCAACAAGCTTTAGCTCAAACGGAATTACAAATAGAACAAGGTAAATCTCAGTTTAAGATACAGCAAATGCAGCAAGAAGCTGAAATTAAAAAGCAGTTGATGGCTGAAGAGTTTCAATATCAAATGCAGCTAGCTCAAGTTAGAGCAAATGCTGAAAAAGGAAAACTTCAAGACATTGAAGACAGAAAAGACGAAAGAACAAAAATACAAGCAACTCAACAATCTGAGTTAATAAACCAAAGGCAAACAGACTCACTACCAAAAAACTTTGAATCCGCAGGTATGGATAATTTAGGTGGTTTTGGACTGGAGCAGTTTGATCCTAGGTAAAGAATTTTTTAATTATTTAATTATATTATATTATGTCAGAAATAGTAAAACAAGAAGGAGACTTCAAAATCAAGGCTAAACCTAAA